AGATCAGGGACGGCGATAGGGACGCTTTTAAACTTTATGCCCGACACTATTCAGCAAGGCACTACAAAGATGGACGAGCCCACAGACTATTCGTAGGTCCCGGTTATAAGACTGTTCTAATGACACCGCAGTGTGATGCGCTTTTCGTATGGCGAAAATTCATAAGTTTAGACAAGCAGGAAGGTATCAACTGTTCAATATTCCGGAATGAGTCTGAACACCGATCAAGTGATATGATTATAGAGGCCGAACAATTCGCGTTAGATCGGTTTGGAAATGTCCGAGTCTATACATATGTCAATGCAAAAAAGATTCTGAGCACTAACCCTGGATACTGTTTTATCCGGGCCGGGTGGAATAGATGTGGAATGACAAAATCGGGATTAATTATTTTAGAAAAGGAGGTTAAATGTACATTATCGCAGAAATCGGAATAAAGCCGATAGGTCAGAATAAGTCTAAATGGAAAGGTGGTTTAATGCACTGCAATGGATATGCCTATGTCTATTCTCCCGACCATCCGAACAAAAACGGAATAGGTTCAGGATATGTGAAAAGAGCGCGGCTTGTCATGGAAAAACATATAGGGAGATACCTTGATAGGTCCGAGTTCGTACATCACATGAACGGAAAACGGGATGATGACCGGATTGAAAATCTTCAACTCACAAATCTTTCAAAGCATCAGAAGTACCACCAGCCAATGACGGCTAGACTCATGGAAAGAGACTCAAACGGAAGGTTTTTAAGAAAGAAAGGAAATCAATTATGTACATAATTGCCGAGATCGGCATTAATGCAAATGGCGACTTAAAGCTGGCCAAGGACATGATCAGCGAGGCCCGGAACTGCGGCGCAGACGCCGTGAAATTCCAGAAGCGATCAGTTGATATCGTTTACACGCCTGAATTTTTGGACAGCCCCAGGGAAACGCCACCAGGCGTCCTGGCAAAATTGCCCTACGGCGGCATCACGCAACGGGAGCAAAAGGACGCGCTGGAATTTAGCTGGGACGAATACGACCAGATTGACGAACACTGCAGACTGGTTGGTATCGACTGGTTCGCAAGCGCATGGGATGCCGATAGCTTATGGTTTTTAGAGCAGTACCAGCCGCCATATCATAAAATCGCCAGCCCGATGGTGACACACCTATCATTTTTGGCAGAGGTGGCGAAGGTGCACCGGCCGGTTATTATGTCAACCGGCATGTGTACCGGACAGGATACGCACAGAGCGATTGAGCTGTTCAGCAGGGCTGGCATTGAGCTGGTGTTGATGCATTGCGTGTCAATCTATCCGTGCCCGCCGCGGTTGTGTAACCTGCTTGAGATCCAGGCACTCAAAGAACACGGATACAAAGTCGGATACTCGGGCCATGAGTCCGGAATCATCCCGACACTGGCAGCAATCGTGCTGGGAGCAACGTTCATTGAACGGCATTTCACGCTTGATAGATCGATGTACGGCAGTGACCAGAGTGCGTCGATGGAGCCCCCGGGACTCAAGCGCATTGCCGAGGCAAGCCATGTTATTGAGGAGTGTATGTTGCGGCAGCCGCAGGAAGTTCAGCCGCAGGAAGCGATAAACGCTGTTAAAATGCGTTACTGGGAGGAATAATATGCGGAGGGAAAAAGATCTGATCCTGGGTGAGCTTGGGGAAATTTTTGATGCAGTTCTTTCCGATGTTCAGATGCCACTGTCAAAGCAGAACCGGGATTTAAAATATGAGTTGGACTTCGCTTACAAGAGATCAATACTTGAGGTGTTGATAGATATCAGAGACACCATACGGGAGAGGTAATATGGCTAAAATTCTACTAATCGTCTACGACAACGGCAGCCACATCCCGTTTTTCCCGCAGTCCATCTTTGCCCTGTATTCAGCTCTGAAGGCCCAGGGCGGACACACCATAGCAACCTGGCACCAGGATTTGCACCACGGCGAGGCCAGCAACCTGACCGGCATCCTGGACAAAAACGATTTCGATATCGTGGGTTTGGGATTTGTGGCCGGCTACTGGCAATACCAAAAAGCAAAGGAGATCGCCCATGGCATTAACTCGAGCAAAAGACGCAATCGCATTAATTTTGTATTGGGGGGTCATGGCCCTGCTGCTGAGCCCGCTTATTTTATGGATGTGCTTGAGGCGGATACAGTTGTGGTGGGTGATGGCGAGACTGCTATTTGTGACATCGCGGGAGGCAACCAAATCGGCAGCAACCCCTCAACATCATGGTTTCAGGGCGTCATACAGGGCACGCCATGTAATGATAACGGGCTTGATTATAATAATTACAATGATTTTCCTATACATACTTATCGCTTGATCCGCTGGCCGACTAGCAAGCCTACTGATTTCTGTTTTCCGATATTATCGTCCCGGGGCTGCAAGTGGGCCTGCAGCTTCTGCTATCGGATGCGCGACGGCTTTCACCAGCGGCCGGTGGAGTCGATAGTTGAGGAGATCACATACTTACACCAGGTCCATGATATTAACCACTTTCAATTTTCTGATGAGCTACTGATGGCCAGTGAGGCCAGGACGGAGGAAATATGCAAGGCAATCTTAAAATTACCATTTCGGATCAAATGGGACTGCAATGGACGACTGAACTACGCGAAACCCCCTATCCTGAAGCTAATGAGGAGCGCTGGATGCGAATATATAAACTATGGAATCGAATCTATGAATCAAGATTTGCTCAACCAGATGCACAAAGGACTTACGGTGGACCAGATAAACGAGGGCATACAAGCGACCTTGAAGGCGGATATAGCGCCGGGGCTCAACCTAATCTGGGGCTTTCCCGGCGACACGGTGGACAACCTTCAGGCAGCGGTGGAGTTTCTGAAGAAGTACGATCCGTGCCACGAACTAAGAACTATCAGGCCAGTTACACCGTATCCGGGAACAAAGCTGTTCGACATAGCGGTGACAAATTCACTGTTGACGGGAGTTGAGGACTTTTACGAGCACAAGCATATCAATAGCGATTTGCTGACCGTTAATTTTATGGATATTGATACAAAAGAGGCTCACAAAGCACTCTGGCACGCTAACAACAGTCTATATGCAAACTACATACAGAAACGCCAGTTAAAGCAACTGGAGGCCACCTGTGCATTATATATGCATGGTGACACATCATTCAGGGGGTTTCGGGATGTCTGAGTTAAGATGGGGCGGGCTACACGGCGCCGCCGGAGCGTCAATCAGGGGTGACATGAAGCCACGATATCTATGGCTCACGCCACAGATTTACATCGATGCGGCCCGGCAGGTTATGGGAGACATCGACCTGGACCCCGCTACCAACGTCAGGGTACAGCAACGCATCAAGGCGCGTAAGTTTTTCACATTTCTGGAGAACGGACTGCTGCATCCCTGGCATGGCCGGGTATGGCTCAACTCAAATCACGGTGAGATCCTGGAAGAATTTGCGGAAAAAGCCATCAAGGAATGGAAATCCGGCAACACAACCGAAATGATATTTCTAACGCACACCAAGGAAACGTGGAAGCCCTGGTTTCAAGCCGCAGGTAAGCATGCAAACGCTATCTGTTTTCACAACGGCGAGATAGACTGGGTGTGCGATCACACCGGATATATCGAGACATCGGAGGGCAGAAAGAATGTCAATCTGTCGGACTATGGCATCGAGCTTGAAGGCACGTATGACACGCACGGCAGTGTATTCTTTTATTTCGGCAAGCAGGCCGAGAAATTCAAGCAGGCTTTCGGGCAGTTTGGATTTTGTAAATAGGAGGGCTCTTGATATGCACGGACTATCTTTAAATCTTATTTTACATCTTATTCCCGCCCTTATCTTCTTTGGACTGATTACTTGGCGGCTGATATGGCTTGCAAAACAAGACAGGATAGAGGCACGCAAGAGAATTGTAGAAGATTATGAACGGCTAACAAGGGAACGGTTTGAAAGGAGGCTAAATGCACGGACTATCAGGAATCAACATCGAGTTGACGAGCCGCTGCAATAAGAAATGCCATATGTGCGGCCGCCGCAAGCAGGAACGAGAACACCCCGAATTGTGCAGCTGGGGCGATATGCCGTTGGAGATGGTCAGGCGGATAGCAGACCAGATACCGCACGGTGTATTCATCCAGTTGCACAATAACGGTGAACCGCTGCTATATCCGCACCTGGGCGAGGCTCTATGCATGTTTGGCGGCCACTATGTGGGTCTGAACACCAACGGCAAACTATTAATGGAAAAGCACGAACAGATCCAGGCTTACCTATCCAGTATTACAATATCGATCATACCGGACGACCCGGAGGAGGATGAACAGCTTGACATAGCGCAGCAGTTCCTGGAGCTGGACAACCGGCCCCTGGTGGTATTCCGGTTGCTGGGACACATCGACGAGGCCCGGGTGCTATTGATCCGCAAGTGGTGCCAGATGTACCCCAAGGTGTTGATCTGTTATCGTATCCTGCACAGTCCGGATGGCAGTTTTGATTATGAGAAGCGGACAGTTAAACCGGAAACCGGGATCTGCCAGGAGATGCTGCATAAGTTGGCTATCGATCGGTTTGGAAACGTGTATCCGTGCGTGCGCTTCGACCCGGAGAAAAAGAATCTGGTGGGAAACGTGCTCGATAGCGAATTGTCTGAACTTTGGAAAGGAAATACGCTATTCGGGTGGCTACAGCATCACATCGAGGGGCGCCGGGATTTGGTGCCGCTTTGCAGTGAATGTTCTTTCTGGGGGGTGCCGAGGGGGTGATATGGAATATAAATTAAAAAAAGTAGCGGAGATAGTTCGGGTAAGTAGGTTTACTATCCGCAGGTGGATATCCGATGGTTTAATTAGGAGGATAGAAGGAACAAAATTCGTAAAAATACACTCGGAGCGCGGGAGGGCAGATACTTTTACAGACGATGAGATCAGGAGAATATATCGCGTTTCAATCGCGTTGTCTCTTAATTTTAGCAGAAAACAATCAAGAAGAATCAGTGAAGAATATTCGGAGCATACTTTTGACAGGGATATTATGCACCTGTATCACCAAAAACTAAAGGTTCTGGAACAATTATGAAAAACACCGACCTAAAACAACGATACGACCAAATGCACGCCCAGGGCAAGGATGCATGGTTCGACTCAGGCCAAGAGGAACGCCAGGCAATCATCAGCATGGGCGAACCCTGGCAGGGCCTCCGAGTACTGGAGATCGGCTGCGGCGAGGGCGATCTGTTGGACATGATAAACGAGAAGAACGCTATCACCACCGGCATTGATTACAGCCTGGAGGCGATCACCACGGCAAAGAACCGCTATCCGTATTTGGATGTGATGTGTTGCAATTACACCGAATATGACGTTATTTACAATTTTGATGTGCTGGTAATGCAGGGCATCTTAGAACACCTGGATAACTGGCAGCAATCCCTCGCTGATATGATATCACAGTTTAATCCGCAGACGGTTATAACATCGATGCCGGCCTTTTTGAATATCCGTGGTATCATATGGCACACCCTGGACATGCTCGGTGCCGTGATGTCAAAGACGGACCTGCATTATATCGATATCTGGGACGTGGAGGCGTTTTGTGTCAAGCGTAACTACGATATCGCTTGCCATACGATAGACCAGAGCTGGGGTAATGGTGATAAGATGATTGGTGATTTACTCCAGAGGTTACCCTTAGCACTCAGAGATGGTGGACTGCCCTTTGACGGCAAAAAGGTCGCAGACTTCATTTCATGGCTGAACCGTGCCCTGGAATATTTCGACCACGACGAAGGCGCCGTAAATATTTACCGGATTGATTTATGAGAATCGCACTCGATTACGATGGAACATACACCAGGGACCCGGCAATGTGGAACGAATTTATTAAACTTGCGGAATCGGCTGGGCATGACGTTGTTATAGTGACAAAGCGGTACAACTCAGAGGAAATAGAAAGTCCGCCGGCGCCTGTCCACTATATGAGCAGGCGCGATAAAATACACTGCCAGCCGTCACCAGACATCTGGATAGACAACAACCCTTTTGATATTACGGGATACCCATGATATGATATGCCCAAACTGCAAAAACAAGGACAGCACCGTGCGCGACACCCGCAAATACCAGGATACCAATCGCAGGGTCCGGGAATGCAACGAATGCGACCATATCTGGATAACCTGGGAAGTTGAACAAAAACAGATAGTTGTGATAGCACCTGCCGATTGCCCGCAATAAAATCCCTACATACCCCTATTTAGTAATTATTTATTTGACATCCCGTAATATTTGTAAATAACATTATGGTGCTATGACGGATCGCATAACACCACAAAAATACAACGATTTTTTAGAGATGCTATCGGAAATCGGCAACGCGGCCAAATGTTGCGAGGCCCTGGGCATGTCCCGGGGTCCGGTTTACGCACGCAGGACCAAAAATAAAACATTTCGCAAAAAGTGGAAGATAGCAAAGAAATTATCAATCGCCAGGCTTGAAGACGAAGCCTGGCGCCGTGCGTTTGAGGGCATTAAAAAGCCGGTATTTTATAAAGGCGAACAGATCGAGAACCCGGACGGCACGCCATACTTTGAGCGTGTCTATTCTGACACACTTATGATGCATCGACTTAATGCCGAACGACCGGACAAGTACCATTATCGACAATCGGTTGAACATAGCGGTAACATTGTTACAGAGGTCCATGTCAACTTTATAAAGGCGGAAGTTGAGAAAGATGAAACTGGAAGCTGATTTTCCGGAAAAGATACAGCCTATATTTAAGCCCTCCCGCTACAAGGTGGCTCGAGGTGGTCGTGGCTCCGCTAAATCGTGGTCATTTGCCAGGGCCTTATTGATACTTGGGCTTGAACGAAAACTGAGGATACTTTGCGCCCGTGAGGTTCAGCTATCCATCAAGCAGTCTGTCCACAAACTCTTGAAAGACCAGATCGAGATAATGAAGCTGGGCAATCAATATCATGTATTTGATCAAGACATCAGGGGCACGAACGGCACCGAGTTCGCCTTTACTGGACTATCGCAGCTTACCGTTGACACCATCAAGAGTTTTGAGGGATATGATATCTGCTGGGTCGAGGAAGGCCAGGTTATCTCAAAGCGATCATGGGACATCTTAATACCAACCATCCGAAAAGAGGGCTCCGAGATCTGGATTAGTTATAATCCGGAACTTGAGAGCGACGAAACCCACCAGCGATTTACGATAGACCCCCCGCCAAGCTGTATAAATGTCGAAATGAACTGGCGCGACAACCCATGGTTTACCAGTGTTCTGGAAGAAGAACGGCTACACTGCCAGAAGCACAGCCCGGATGATTATGACAATATCTGGGAGGGTAAATGCAGGGCCGCAGTAGAAGGCGCTATATTCTTTAAACAAATCCAACAGGCTGAAAACGAAGGCCGAATTTGTAACGTGCCGTATGACCCATTGCTAAAGGTTCATATCGTCCCTGATCTAGGATGGGAGGACAGCTTAACAGCACTCCTGGTACAGCGTCAGACATCTGAAATCAGGCTTATCGAATACCTTGAATTTAATCATACCAGTCTGGATGATTACTCCGCCGAACTTAAAAAACGTGAATATAATTGGGGCAAGATCTGGCCGCCACATGATGCTTATTCGGCCAGTCTAAAGTCGAAGGGCAAGTCTACATATGATATTCTTACGGCTCTGGGATGGGATGTAGCGATGCGCCACGAGATTACAGAAGTGTCAATAGAGGAAGGCATCAGACTAACACGCCTGGCATTTCCACGCATGTACTTTGACAAAGAGAAAACCTGCGCCAAGAAAGCCCCGGAGAATGACCCCGGCTCAAAAGTTAATCACACCGACCTGTCACACCGGCTGATGGAATGTTTAAAGCGATACCGCAGGCATGTAAACGCTAAGACTCAGGGCATGACCGCGCCGGTACGAGATCCATTCGCACATGGAGCGGACACCGGCCGGTATGCAGCGCTAAACGCCGACAACATGACAAATGAAACAGATCAACCCCCGATCGAAATCAGGCTCCCGCAATACGGGCAGCAGCAGCAGGGATGGATGGCATAATGGCAGATGACAATAAGATAATCCAAGAAATCCGCGACCGGATGAATGCCGAAATCAGCAATCACACCGAATCGAACAATGAAATGCTCGAGGATCTACTTTTCCTGGAGGGTAAGAACCATTGGGACCAGGCAACCAAAACGCAGCGACTCGGAGATGGCCGGCCATGCTTGACCATCAACAAAGGGCCGACATTTGTTGACCAAGTGACCGGCGATGTCAGAATTAACATGCCGTCAATCAAGGTCAAGCCGGTGGACAACGATGCCGATCCGGATGTGGCCGAGGTTTACACCGGGATGATACGCGCTATCCAGAGTCAGTCCAACGGAGATGTCGCTATCTTGACCGCCTCCGACAGCCAGGTGCAGTGCGGTCGCGGTTGCTATCGGATCATTACGGAATACGAGGGCGATAAAACATTTGATCAGATCATAAGGTTGGCGCGGATCAAGAACCATTTCACTGTGTTATGGGACTCGGCAGCGCAGGAATGGGACAAAAGCGATGCCAGATATTGTTTCATAACCGAAAAGATACCACGGGATGAGTTCAGCCGGCAATGGCCGGAGGCCAGTCTCCAGGAGTTCGGTGGCAACAGAGACAAGAACCTGGACTGGACCGAAGAAGATATGATCCGGATTGCCGAATATTTTTGCATAAAAACCGAAGAGCAAACGCTATACGAACTTGAAAACCCGGAGGACGGAGAGCGAACGATATCGGATGAGCACCATGAGGGCATGACAGTCATTAGAACCCGTGCCGTCGAACTAAAAAAGGTTGTTTGGTACAAAACAAACGGCATCGAGATCCTGGAAGGTCCGGTAAAAATGCCCGGCAAATATATCCCGATCATTGATGTGCTCGGAAAAGAGCTGAACATCGAGGGCCGCACGATACACCGTGGCGTAATCAGGCATTACAAAGACTCTCAGAGGTTATACAACTACAGCAGATCACATCACGCAGAAACCACCGCACTGGCGCCTAAAATACCCGTATTTGCTACCGCCAAAATGGTCAGTCCTTACCAGACTCAATGGGATAACATGCACAAAAAGAATTATCCCTACATCCTGTATGCTCCGGACCCCGAAGCACCGCAGGGACCATTCAGGCCGCCACCCATACCAGCAAATCAAAGCGCAATGATTGAGGTTCAGGTGGCAGACCAGGAGCTCCACGACACCACCGGACTACAACTTGCATCCATGGGAAAGGCCAGCAACGAGAAGTCGGGCAAAGCGATCACGGCCAGGAAGCAGGAAGGCGACCGCGGCAACATCGAATATCTAAACAATTTGGGCAGGGCCAGGAGATGGGAAGGCAAGATCTTAGTCGATTTGATACCCAGAATCTATGACACCGAGCGCGTCGTGGGCATTATGAACGAGGACGGCACCGAAGAATCAGTAACGGTTAACGGGCCGCAGGTCGATCCCCGGACAGGACAACCGGCGATCGACGGCAAGACGCAGCAACCGAAACCCCAAATCAACCTTGATATCGGCACCTATGATGCCGTTGTATCAGTAGGCCCGAGCTACGAAACTCAGAGAGAAGAAGCAGCCGAAGGCATGATACAACTTTTCGCAGCGTTACCCCCGCAGGCTCAGATGCTAATCGTTGACCTGCTGGTGACCAACTTGGATTGGCCAGGAGCGGACACACTCGCAGAACGACTCAAGACGCTCCTACCCCCGGGTCTGGCGGACCCTGACGGACCCCCTCCTCCGCAAGCTCCGCCAGACCCCCTCCAGGAGCTGCAGATTGAAAAAGTAAAGGCCGATGTTGCTAAAGTCCTGCTGGAGCATGAGAAACTGAAAGCCGAGTTCGAAGGCATCCTGATTGAAAACCGGATAAAGCGCGACGAGGCCGCAGTCCTGGAGATGACACCCGACGACCTGGACGCACGCAAGACTGAAGCTGAAATAAACAAACTTAATGCGGATGCCAACAGGCAACCGGCCGGAGGTGCAAATTGAAACGAATATTTTTATTAATACTGTTACTATTGTCATTATCGATAGCACCGGCGCTAATGCCAACACACACTTTGTTGGAGTTGATTGGTACGAACACACAGATAAAAACTAATGAAAATAACCCTACACAGAGCGCATAGGCAGCCACGCCGGGATCACGACATAATCCTGATACTCGGTGACGGCTACACGATGCGAGATGACCTGGAGGAGTTCATGTCCTGGGATGTCCCGCATGATGCCGGCGCCCTGGGCCGTGCTATCCGGGAGTATCCGGGCGTGGCCAATGGCATTGTGCGGCACTGGTTCAATGCTGACGGTGATTTGAGCATAGCGTGGGCCAAGGCACTGCCGGCGCTGACGATCAAGCACACCATGGGAGAGGTCGAGGCGTTTGATGTTGACTGGGATCTTGAGCAGCCGGATTACAACAACGGTATTATCACCGGCGAAAAGCCCGGGAGTCGAATGCATGGCAGCAGTGCGCTTTTTGCGACCCTGGCAAGCATAGAAATGGGATACAAAAAGGTGGTTCTGGCAGGGTGCCCACTGGATGCCGAGGGCCATTATTATTTTCCTCAAAATAAAGAAACCCTGGGGCCGATCTGGTTAGGTTACGATTTCATGGCCTGGTTGGACTTCTCAGACATGGTTGACTCGGTACAGGTCCGCAGCATGAGCGGATACACCGCAAAAATGATAGGGAAAGCAACGAAAGGATGGACAATGCCTAAGAAAAAGACAATGCATCACCACCACACGCACGATGACCATAAGCCGGAAGGCGGCAAGCACTGGCGGGATGGAACCAAGGAAGTCGCAGGACTGTCGAAAACGGCATTATCGGACCTGCTGCATGAAATTGGAATCTGCAACTGGCGCCAGGTAACCAACATTGCAAACGAGATCCGGGAGAACATTGAGTAATGACCTGCATCGAATGCAGATATAACGAAGACTCACAATGTCACCGCTACCCGCCAAAGCAAAGCGGGCACCCGATGGTAAATGACGACGATTGGTGTGGTGAGTTCATGCCGAAACCAACGACAAAGCCGAAAAAACATGCACCAAATCGTAAGCAATAACACCATTGTGCCAACAGTGATAGATCCGGGTGATTACCAGAGTATGGAGGTAATCGAGGACTATATGCGGCTGAAACCCAAACCGGAAAAAGATGTTGTCTTGATTATGGGCGATAGCAAGCATGTCCTGGACGATATCGGCGCCTGGTATGATATGGCCGAGGGCGTGGTGCCATACGATACGATGTGCCTTAATTTTGCAGCCATGGTGTGCCCACATAAATTTGAGCATTACGCGGCCGGTGACAGTCACATGAAAGACATGCAGGCCGTGGCAAAGGACTTGGGCGACGATGTTTTAAAACACGCCTGGAACCCGACCAGCGTGGGATTTGACATCCGGTGGATAAGAAACGGTCGCGGCGGCTGGAACGGCACCACCGGCAACCTTGCCCTGAAAATAGCGCTGGCGCTCGATTATACAAGAATCGTATTAGCCGGGTGCCCGATGGATAACTCCGGAAACTGGTACAGTGACGAGGTTCCGGAAGACGATATAAAAGCTAACAAAGACCACCGTCACCACTTATGGAAGTGGATGGAGATTTCTTGCAGACCGATCGGCAAATTTGTCCGATCGATGAGCGGAAACACCCGAGAGCTATTCGGAGAACCTAACCGGGCATGGTTGTGCCATGAACCCGAGACAGGAGATGAACAATGGAAAACGAATTAAACGAAGTTGTTGGAGACATACCGGCCATACCGGCCGATGAACTCGTGACAAGCGAACCTGCCGGCGGAGCTGCTACAGAACCTGCCGACGGAGCACCGGCGATAGAGACAGACGTAACACCAAACCCGGCAAAACTGCAAGCCGAGATATTAAGACTCCAGAAACGGAAGGCGCAGTCTGAAGCCGCGTACTGGCAGCGCAAGGAAGAAAGCGAAAGAAGGACGACACAACCGGCAGCAGCCGAGGCACAACCCGCAGCAGCGGAGCCAAACCAGGACGATTTTGACGACTATAACGATTATGTGGGAGCAGTGGCAGATCACAGGGTGAAAGCCGCGCGGCAGACCTGGGAACGCGAAGCCACCGACAAGACCGCTAACGAGAACAACGCCAAGCGGCAGGCGGACTTGCAGGCCAAACTTGAAGCGGGCCACGCAAAATATGATGATTTTGCCGAAGTTGCCTTTGATCACACCGCGATCCACATAACACCAATGATAGTTGATATCTTAGCAGATTGCGACAACGCGGCGGACGTGGCCTATCACTTGGCTAAAAACCGGGTGGAAGGTGTGCAAATTTCGAGGATGACGCCCACGCAGGCCGCCAGGGCAATTGCCAAGATAGATATATCATATGCGGCGGGCGGACTACCCCCGCCACCCAAAAAAACAACCAATGCACCTCCACCGATTAACCCGGTAGGCGCATCAAATACCGCTGGAGAAAAGCCCCTTGACGACATGACGCAGGCAGAATTTAATGCCCAGCGCGAGAAGCAGGGCGCAAAGCGGTTCTAGAGAGGAGTTAAATAATGGCTACACAAACACTATTGACGCCTACCGTAATCGTGAAAGAGGCGTTGAGACTTTTCACAAATAACCTCGTAATGGGCGCTATCGTATACCGGGACTATGAAAAAGAGTTTCCGGGGATGCCCAAAACCGGCGGGACCGTATCGATCCGCAAACCGAACAAATTCAAGGTTGCAAAAACCAGGATTCGGTCAACCAAGACCATCACGGAGCAAAGCATAACTCTTGAGGTCGCAACCCAGGCGCACGTATCCTGGAACTTTTTTAGCGTCGATTTGACGCTGACCATCGAGGAGTATTCAGCCCGATATATCCGCCCGGCGGCCGCAGCACTGGCCAATGTGGTGGATGCCGACCTGTGCGGATTGTATACCGATGTATCGAACCAGGTGCAGGACTCGACCTCCGGCGCCACGCCTCAGACTTTCATGGTGTTGGGGAAGTCCATGCAGAAACTGGATGAGGAGGCCGCGCCGCCTGATGAAAGATGTATCGTTTTCAACCCGGCCGCACACTGGAGCTTTGCCAACGCCCTCTCAAACTGGAATTTTAAAGAGGGTGGCGAGCAGGCATTGCGGAAGGGTTTTCTCGGTCGAGTTGCAAACGCCGAGATCTTCATGGATCAGAATATAAAGACCCATACGGTCGGCAAATGGGCATCGAATGCCACGGCCGCAGCTACCACAAGCCGGGTATTCATCCACAGCACCGCAGACAGCGCGGTATCCGGTGGACTACCCCAGGGCTCAGTAGCACCCGCACGCAACGACACCCAGAACCGGACTATCCTTATTGGCGGCATCCTGCAGACATCTTTGCCGGGCCTGAAAATCGGTGACGTTTTCTCGATTAACGGATGCTATGCGGTTAACCCGATGAGCGGTGAGTCAACCGGATCATACCGGCAGTTCGTTGTCAGTGCTGAGTTCACCATGAGCCACGACTCAACCAACCATGGCGGCGATGTGCATTTTCAGCCGGACATGATCCATACCGGGCCTTACAAGACCGTTGACACCATCCCGCAGTTGGGCGCCAGGTGCTGGATTGAAGGGCAGGCGGCCGCCAGCATTCCCATGAATATGGCATTTCACAAGAATGCCTTTGCTTTGGTCATGGTGCCGCTGGTTATCCCAGATGGTGTATGGTCATCGAGCGCATCAAGCGACGGTTACAGCATCCGGGTTGTCAAGGACTACGACATCGATGTTGACGCCGAGATCATCCGACTCGATATCCTGTACGGTGTCAAGACGATTTATCCGGAGCTGGCTTGCCGAATTACCGGCGCACGGATTAACCCTTAACAGAGTAATTATCAGATGAAAGACGGAGCCTTTCAACTAAAACTCAACACGCCGAAGGGCTCCGTTATTACAGTTTACAAGAATCCGACACCGGCAGACTACGCAACGATACAGGAACATTTCAACAATGAGTTTCCGGAAGCGGCCGAAGATGAGAGGTTTTCAAGGTCGGCATATGATCAAAACGGAGATTGTTACGCCTGGATGTCAGGAGTTGCAATACACGACATGGTGACTGAACGGCTCCAAACTTTACATGGAGTTGTCGCAAATCAGACTGGCAGATCTGTAATAGAATCTCAAATATACGGTATGGTAAATGCTGCGATTAGATAACGTAATTAATCAGACCCAGGCAACTTATGAAGGGGTGTTTTTAGGTTACAACCCCGGACATAAACGAATACAATACCCCTGCATGATGTATTTAGAGGGCACGGAGCCCCTTTCAGTAGAGAACACCGACCAGGAGGCAGAGGCCAGAAAAAATGGTTACGACAACTTCACGGCCGGCGCCCTGTCGAATCGGCACCTGATTAATCATTTCTGGGACCTCGAAGACATGAGTCCGAGGCAGTTGGTTGTATATGCCAGGGAAGAATACGAGGTAGAGTTGCCGGTTGAGGCCGGCCAAATAAAGCTGTTCAAGTGCCTGTGTGAGCTAACCCGGCATTCACCGAAGAATCGAAACCGGCTAATAATGATGGCGCACACCGTAGCAATGAATTACGACGCGACCCTGGAGCAAATCAAACGAACATTTGATAAACCCGATCTAACCGCAACGGTGGAATCGGAGGCATGGGAGATATACGCTTGATACAAGAAATTGGATGCAGCGACGATGGTGGTGTATGGATGTCGATATTATTCGATGTCGAAGATAAAAAGTATACAGTCATATGCCCGATGTCTAACGACAAAGCTAAAGAAGTCCGCGGAGCCCTGGACCTTGCGATAACACGGGGTACGAAGTGGAAAGAAACGGGGATTAATCCAAATGTCGGAAACAGCGCAAACCCTAATAAAGGCAGCCCTAAGAGCGATAAACGCCATAGCAAGCGGCGAAACGCCCACGGCCCCTGAGATGCAGGACGGCCTCGAAGCCTTACAGATGATGCTCCGCTCGTGGTCGGCGGAAAATATTTCGATCTATTCAATTAGCCAAGACACCCTGACCATGACCGGAGCTGCTTCGTATACCATCGGCAGCGGCGGCGATTGTGACACGACCTGGCCGGAGACAATCAAGGGCGCGGTAGTCGATACCGATTACCTGCTGAACATGATCGGAGAGGCCCGCTATCGCAGTCTCAAACGCAGCACTCTCGGCAGCACTGCCGGGTATCTGTATTACAATCCTGCATACCCTTTAGGCGTATTATATCCCTGGCCTACCGGCGGCAGCAGTATGGTAATCGACTCACTAAAGGCCCTTACGGACCCCGCCACGCTTACCACATCAGTGGCATTCCCCACAGCTTACGACGCAGCCATAAAATGGAACCTCGCCTTGCACCTGGCGCCGGAATACGGCAGCGAGCCCTCCGGACTAATTGTGCAGCTTGCCAGGGATGCGAAAAAATCTATCGAAAACAAGAACATGGCCGCCATGATCAACGCCGCGGACCTGTCCGATATCGGACGCAATGCTGGAACCTATAACATCGATGGAGATATATCGATCTAATGGCACGGATCACCTACCCACTCTTGAAAGCATTTGACAGCGACGGCAAGCCGCTCGTGGGTGGTAAAGTTCGCAC